TTGAGAGAATAAAGATACAGGAACAGGCAATTCCTTCGCTTCTTGAATGTCGGCTTGTAGCATATACCACATTCCTACAAGTGAGGCTATACCCATCCCCGCTCCAATCATAGTCTGGATAGAAAGAGTAAATTTTGTGTCTGGTGAAAGTTCTTTACTACTCATGCGTTCTCCAGCGTTTCTATTCTATCAATAGCCTCTTGTAAGGCAGATACCAATAATGGAACAAGTCTTGCATTATCCATTCCTTGTAAAATCATTTCTCCATCTTCATCTACTGCATCTTTTTCACCCGATACTGATTCTGGGACAATACTTGAAACTTCGTGAGCAAAGAACCCATCAACTGTTTTATCTGCATCCGCTTTAAAATTAAACCGATAAGGTTTTAATTGTTTTAACCTTGTAATCCCATCAGGAATCGCAACTTCATTCTCTTTTAATCTATAATCTGAAGAAGTGTTGTATGTTACGCCTGAACCACTTGCAAGAATAGTACCAATTCCACCATTGGGATTCCCAAATTCCATTATATTAGAACCACTTGTAGTACTTACATAATATTCCATTGGACAACCACTTGAACCAATTAATATACCTTGATTATTAGTAGAAGGATTTCCCCATTTTGCTGACCCAGCAAATGTGGCGTTGCCTGAAGTGTCAATACCAAAATCTAATCCACTACCATTCGCATTTAGATTGAATGCCCCCGCTGTTAGTAAGGTTGTGGCATTATCACCAGGATTATCATATAACTGCATTCCAACACCACTCGTCCCTCTATTAATCTTAAACCCTGACGAATAGTCACCTGATGATGCGTTTTGTATCATCACATAATTACCACCACCACCATTACCAATGTGAACTGTTTCTGTTGGGGTGTCTTGTGCAATCCCGACATTGCCTGAATTAGTACAACGCATAACCTCATTACCATCTGTTTTAAAAACAATAGGTGTCCCATTATCACCATTAGCGGGGTCAGCATCAAAAATTAATCCTGCTTGATTGTTTGTATATATTTCAGCAATTCCAGTTGAACCACTATTCTCTAAACGAATACACGCATCAGAATTATAAATATGCAAGACTTCGGCAGGACTATCAGTACCAATCCCCACCCGATTATTTCCCCCATCAATTCTCATAATCTCTGTATTATAAGATTTGAATATGTGATGTCCTGCTGTTGAGTTTGTTGAAGTGGTTTGATGAATAATGTCTGATAATGCAGTTAGCGTTAAATCTGCCTCGGTATCTATAGTCAAATCACCACTATCAGATATAGTAGAACCATTTAAAGTAATATCATCTACAGTTAATGAACCAAGAGTGCCGACTGAAGTAATTTGGGTTTGTGAGGCATTTACACTTAAAGTGTTGCCTGTTTTGGTTAATCCTGTTCCTGATGTAATATGACCAGCATCAGAGAATTGTGAGAAAGTAATATCATCTGTCCCTACCGTCACTGATTCGGGTTCATTAGTACATACCCATCCAGTATCGGCATTATTTGTACCGCTTGTAATAAATACAAAACTACTTGCTACCTCTTGTGGGGCATCAAGGTCGGTTGCTCTTGCCCAAGCCCCTGAAGCACTAACATATATACCATTCTCGGAAGCATCTGTTTGGTCTTTTACGAGGACTCGTGAAGTTGAGGTTGTAACACCGTCAATAGTTTGCTCACCCGATAAAGTAATATTTGCTGTAGTTGCTACTGCACAAGCTGTCTTTACATTTAAACCTTGGGCAACCGAATCAACATAAGACTTAATAGATTGCTGTGTTGCAAGCTTCGTTGCACTATTAGAGGACATATCATCTTCATCTACCACAAAGGACATACTTGCCGTAGTGGTATCTGATTCCATGACTGCACCAGCACTCGCTACATTCGTGGCATCGGTTACATCTGCCCCATCCTCTACGTTTATCATTGTACGCAAGGAAGAGGGTGAAATTTCTTCTACTATTCCACTGCCAGAACTATCTCTACCTAATATTCTATCCGTAGCGGATACATCTTGCATTTTAGCATAAGTGACAGCATCATTGACAATCGTAGCATTTGCTACCGTACCACTTAAATCCCCACCAACGGATTCATCACTCGCATCATGATCTTGGGCATCTACATAAGCTTTAATAGATTCAGCCGATGCAATAGTCGTTGCAGAAGCAGTACCCATTGTATCATCGTCTATAAAGCCCGTAACACCGTCTAAAACATTGAGTTCTGATGCAGTTGAGGTTACACCATCAAGGATGTTTAATTCAGCCGTAGAGGACGTAATACCGTCTAATACGTTCAATTCTGTAGCAGTAGCACTTACCAATGTACCGTTTATCTTGAGTGCATCTGCATCAAGTGTGGCATTTACATCAACTTCACCCGTTCCATGTGGAGTAAGCGAAATATCTCTATTTCCTGCACCTGTGGTAATATTGCTATATACTTCTAATGTGCCTGAAGTGATAGCTAAATTTTGTGATGAGTCAATCGTTAGTGCATTGGAAGATGCATTATCATCAATACCAGTAGATGCGAATGTTGAGATAGTCCCACCATCTATCTTGTCCCCACTAATTTGATTAGCACCGAGTGTTAATGTTCCACTGGAAACATCAAGTGTCTTACCCGTACCAACCGTAATATTCGTACCGTCAATAGCACCACTATCAATATCCACATTGGTCATATTACCGTTATTGAAATTGATATTACCTGATGCGTCTGCTGTTACGACTTTAGAAGCTTCTACCGTTCCTAATGTGGTTATATCTAAATAATTCAACTCTGTAGCTGTAGAAGTTACCCCGTCTAATATATTTAACTCAGCCGTTGTGACCGTTGCTCCATCAAGGATTTCAAGCTCGGTCTCACTAATTTCTGCACTACCAATGGTAATTGTACCAGTAAAGGTAGGACTTGCTGTAGGTGCTTTTGTATCTAATTGGGTTTGGATGGCAGAAGTTACGCCATCTACATAGTTTAACTCGGCAGTTGATAGAGTTGCACCATCTAATATATTTAATTCACTTGCCGTTGAAGTGACAAGTGTCGTGCCTAGTTTTAAACCTTTTGTTGAGCCATCGTGCGAATTGATTTGGATGACTTCACCCGAAGAATCTATAGTGAAAACATCACCACCGTCGCTTGCCTTTCTAACTAAGAATGCTTCAGCACCCGTAGTATCAATTACAATGCCACCCTCTACTAATTCGTCATAGGTATAAGTTGATGAACCCTCAACAGTTAAATCTCCTTCAATTACAAGGTCGCCACTTATCGTACCGCCAGCTTCTAACGTGCCAACTTTTTCAATCATTCTCCCACTTAACATCTTATGCCAACACTAATCTGACGGTTGAATCTGTACCGCCTTTACGTTGCATCTGAAAATATACCGCCTCGCCAATACCATGTGGTACTCTTAAGATATAAATATCAGAACCACCGAGCAAATATAAATCATTGGATGTATTAATTACATCCGAATCTGAGGTGTGCCATGTGAAATAAATATCATTATCGGTAAGAATGAAGACATGAGAATAATCCTTGCCTATACTTACCGATGATGTGGATGAGGAGACTGTAAGTGCGGATTGCACATCATATTGTGCGGATGTCTCCGTGTTTAATGCTTCTACTACTGAATGCGAAGTTTCTCTTTTTGCCATCTTGTTACTCCCAATACCTTACCGAGCAGGGCTTTCTCATAGGTATCTCGATTTAATCTATTTTAATAAAAATCTTCGGAAAGCTGTTCCCTTAATTTTGTGTCCGAGATTGTATTCATGTGAATCATTGGTGCTGAAATCAATCTTCTAACTTTTTCTTCTTGACATTGTGGGCATTTTACAATCATATCTGAGGTTATAACCTCCTCGAACTTATGCTCACAGTCATCACACCAATAATCAAATCTTTTCATTTTTTCTTTTTAGGCTTTCTTTTAGCCTTGCCATTTTCATCACATTCGATGAATCCAGCTTTTTTATATAATTTTTTTTGTTCGTCTGAAGGGGATTTCTTGCCTATCATCTCGCCCTTCTTATTCTTAAAGTAAATCATTTCTCTCTCCTGTAAGTCGGGCGGTCAGTTTCCCAACCGCCCTAAACTCATTATGGATTAGTAAAGTTCACAACTCCCAAGGAAGTAGAACTTGCACCATGACTCAATGCTGTACCGAAAAGTACATCAGCAACTACAGAAGTTGCAAGGTGGTCAATATCGTAAGCAGATTGTACTCTAGGTGCAATTTGCATTGCGAAATAAACTGCTTCTTTTTTGAAAATTGATGCAGTTTCATCACCAGTTCCGCCATCATCGTCCCAATCTGTTGAGACTATGACTGGCATCCCATATACATCGCCCACTTTTCCCTTGACTTGACCAGCTTCGTCACCACGTTTATCGAAGTGTACGAACTCATCAAGACCGAGTAAGTAGGAATATACTTCTGGGGAAGCATATAAGTAAGTTTCACCATCTGTGTAATCATGTCCAGCATCCATCAATTTAACCAAGCCACTACGCAGTAAAGCGGCGGTTAGTTGGTTATCTGTTGATAATGCGGTATCATTACCAGTGGCGGATTGAATTGTATCAACCGCAATGTAGTTCTCAACCTTCTTTGCAATCGCATAACCCATTGAACGGGCATACATATTGAAAAGGTCGGCACTTTCTTGCACACGAACAATATCTTCAATACGTTTTGCTTCGTAGTGGTGTTGATCTACACTTAGGTCGATTTTTCCGTCTGTGTTAGCGGAATAAGTAACTGCCGTATCTGCTGATTTTGCAGATGCGGTTTCTTCTGTTACTTTAGGGATATGTAAGGTGTCTCCACCGCCAGCAAGCATCCCAGAGAAGTCAGAAACTTGATTACGCAAGCTAAATTTGCGTTCTGCATAATCAAGAATTGCATTTGACCATAATTCGGGGATAAAATTTGCGCCAGTGGTGACTGTTACGTTAGCCATTTATAGCTCCTATCGTTTGTAGGAATCCAAGATTGATGACCAATTATCTCGCTTTTCTTGCATATTCATGTCCTTCCATGCCCCCTTATTTGCCTTGGTATCTACTGTACCAGCATTATCAGGTGGGTTTGGCTTGGATGAAAGCTCTTCAACGACATTAATCAGGTCGCCCGTGCTTAGATTCTTGAATTTTTCTTGTTTAGATTCAGAAAGCTTACTCATTGCTTCTTCCCTAATCTTTCCATCGAGAACCTCATAACGCTCTTTAAAGGGCTTATAAGACTCGACTTCTTTTTGGAGTTCAGCATTCAATTCCTGCCATTTCTCTTGTTCAGCAAGTTTTGCTTTACGAGTATCTTCCTCTTTAAGTTCATAGGATTGTATTTGTTCACGCAATTTATTACGCTCATCAATTACTTCATTTAACCTAGAACGTGGTATAGCATTTTCTTCGGGTTTTGTCCCTTCATCCGTTTTAACGTCTGTATCGACTGGTGCAGTTTCTACTGCTTTTTGTTCCTCTGACATTTTGACCTCTTCAGTGAGTTTAAGTTAAGCAAGTTATTCTTGCATTAAAGGTATAATACAAACTACATTATAGACAAGTATAATGCAAGAAAAAAATTACGACTTCAAGAGAAAGTGGTTTGAGTATCTTGGATACAAGCCCCATTATGGGCAATTATCACTTCATTATCCTTCAAAACCCGATTCGAGATTCCATGTTATGGTATGTGGGCGAAGATTTGGGAAAACATGGGCATCGGCTATGGAAGCCACCTATGTGGCATCACAACCAAATAAGAGAATTTGGGTTGTGGGAATGTCATATAAGAAAGCTCGCCTCATATTTAGGGAAATATGGCAAAGAATGGTAATCGGGCATGGTGATGACATTGAGAAGGCATCAGAAAAGGATATGTATATCCGCTTTAAATGGGGTACTACTGTTGAGGGGATGAGTGCCGATAATCCCGATTCTCTTGTTGGTGAAGGCTTGGACTTCTTGGTTATCGACGAGGTAGCCAAGATGAATAAGAAAATTTGGGATATGTACCTTTCCCCAACTGTCGCTGGTAGGAAAGGTAAGGTTATCTTTATTACAACCCCCGAAGGAAGAAATTGGATATACGATTTATACAAGTTGGGCGAAGAAGACAAGGAATGGGAAAGCCACTCCTCGCCATCATGGATAAATCAACATGAATTTCCCCTCGGCAAAGATGACCCAGCTATCCTTGAACGTAAAAGAAATATGTCAAAAGAACTATTTGGTCAGGAATTTGGTGCTGAGTTTTCAGTATTTCAAGGTAAGGTGTGGGATTTTGATAGGGAGCAGGATGTGGGCGATTATTCCTATGACCCGAATCTTCCTACTTATTGCTCGATAGATTTTGGATATAGGATGCCAGCCGTACTATTCATACAAACAGAGTGGGTTGATAATATCGAGCATATACGAATTTTCGACTCTATCTTGCATAAGGAAAATATCAAGACCGAGGATTTAATCAAAATGATTAAGATAAAAGGTTATCCCATCACTTCATATTATGGCGACCCTGCTGGGAGTAGTGTCCAAGGTCAAAGTGGAGCTGGCGATATGGAGATTTTTAGACGAAGTGGCATAAGAATCCTTTGCATGAGAGATAGATTAAGTCGTAATATAACATCTAGTGTCTCCTATACAAGAGGATTCTTCTCCAGTGCCGATGGTACACGAAGAGTTCATGTAGATAAGAAATGCACAGAAGTTATTAAAGATTTTGAAGAATACCGATACCCAGAAACGGGAGATGGTAAACCTATCAAAGAAGAACCAGTAAAAGACGGGTATCACGACCATGGGAATGATGCTTTTCGGTATTTTATATTAAATAGATTTCCCATGAAGAATAAAACAATGAAAAGGATTCAAAGATGATTAATCAGTTAATTAGGGACAAATTAACCGAGGCAAAGTTAATGAACTCTCAACTTAAGCGAGAAGAGATTAGAAAGTTCTTAGACTATTACTCTGGTACATCAACAGATTCATATATTAAAAGGTATTTCTCTGGCGATGCTTTCTCCGAAATTCCACCATCGGTTACTAACTTCACTCGTAAGTTTATTAACAAAATTAGTAGAATATACACATTAGGTGCAATGAGGACAACGGGAAATTCTAGTGAATTATATAATTCTCTTATTCCAACAAAAGATGTACGGATGAAACATTCTGAAAGAATGACTCGACTCTTAGGTACTATTGCCAATAGAGTATTTTGGGACGGTGAAAGATTTGACTATCGTCCTATCTATTACTTTGAAACATATTTTGGGGATGACCCGTTTAAGCCCGAAGCAATTATCTATCCACTATTGAATAAAACTTCCGATCTATCTAACACAATGGGATTGCAATGGGGGTATTGGGATGCTGAAAAATATGCCGTTCTTAACGAAGATGGAAAGATATTAGAAGAACAACCTAATCCATACGGCATTCTTCCGTTTGTTTTTACCCACAGAGAAGACCAAATTGATTCTTTCTTTGTTGAAGGTGCAAGCGATATTGTGAATTGCAATGAACAGGTTAATATCGGACTGACCGAAATGAATCTTGGCATGAGATTTAATATGTTCGGACAGCCTTGGGTTCGTGGATTGCGTGGCGACCAAAATATTCTTAGAACTGGGTCAAATGAGATTCTCGATATGGGAGATGAAGGAGAATACAATATTACATCTCCAAATGGGAATGTAGAGGAAGCTATTAATAATATCAAGTTTCAAATAGAACTTGTTGCATCAAATAACCATCTATGGATTCAATGGGCTGAGTCTGGCGGTGAAGTACCAAGTGGCATTTCGCTAATGATTAAAGACCTCGAAAGAAAAGAGGATTATTTCGATGACATTGCGCTTTGGAGATTATATGAAAAAGATTTTTATAATGTTGAGAGAGTTATCGCTGGATATAACGGCATTAATTTACCAGAAGATTTCGGAATTGATTTTGAAGAAGTGGAGTATCCAACGACGGTACAAGACCAAATCTTAAAAGATGAATTTAGCCTTAACCACAATCTAACTACTCGTGCCAAAATCATGGTGAGAGATAATAAAGATTTAACCATAGAGCAAGCACAGGAAATTATAGATGCCAACAGACAAACAAACGAAAACGAATCGCAACAATCAATTTTTGCTCAATTCCGTCAGGAAGCTGGATAAGATTAACGACATTGAGGTTGAACTCGATGGTAGCATTGAGGAGATACTCGACGACCCAATCGCTTGGGGAGAAAGACAGGTTGAGAAATTCGTTCTTCAATATCAAGATAGATATTTTGAAGCAAAGCAATTAGGAGAGGAATTGTGGGATGGTATCAGAGATAAAAGTTAATTTCGACTTTGGCAAACTCGCTAATGATATGCCAAAAATAATTAATAAGCACTTACAAAGAGTATCTCGTAGTGCAGAAGAAGGCTCTAAGGCTAATATCGAATCTGGAGTATCACCAGCGTTGGAAAAAAGTACAATAGCTCGCAGAAAGCGTAGAGGGACTGGTGGAACAAAACCATTATTTGAAACAGGAAGCTTATATAGAAGTATTAAAGGCACATCAGAGGGGTTGCAGATGTTTGAATATGGAAAATTCCACCACGACGGTCATTCGAAAGGTCATTTTCCACCTAGACCATTTATTGATGTATCAAAGAAGACTATCATGCCTGTATTCGATAAATTCAAAAAAGATATACATGATTCTCTACATCTTAAAACACCACTTGTATTAAAGACTTAATCGGGGTAGATTAATGGCAGACGAAAAGAGGTTAGATGACAAAGACAGAGGAATACTTTTATGGGTTACTCTCGGACTATCTTACGATGTGCGAATCTTCGCAGAACGACTTGGACAAGAAATTGACCGACTTATTCGAAGTGGTGTTAGCGAACAATCAATTATTGGGGTTCTTAGTCAAGACCTTAATAGCAGGGGGAGAATCTTCGGTGAGTTCAGAAATTCAATCAAACGAGGAGTTGTTGGCGGAATTAACCAAGCATTCCGCAGAGCTGGAGAAATGGGGCAAAAGCTAAGGTGGGTAGCCGTTTCGAGGAATATATGCCCCGATTGCGAAGAAAGAGCTGGGCAAGTTGATAGTTGGGAAGGTTGGGAGTCGAGAGGTATGCCAGCTTCGGGATGGAGTGTTTGTAAAGAGTATTGCTACTGTCAGTTGATTCCAGCCGATGTTGAAATTGATGATAATTTGAAAATATGAGAAAATTTAAAACAATTAGATGGATTTGTAACGAATGCGAATGGGATTGGGAAACCTTGACCGTTATCATAGAAGATGAACAACAGAGTGAAGAATGTCCCACGTGTGGTTCTTTTGATGTTCGTGAATCCGTCACCTCCCCTTCCGTAAAATTTAACGGAACGGGTTTTTACGAAACTGATTATAAATAGTTTTTTGTTGTCGCTCACGAAGAGGACAACTAACTTGCTAACATAGGAGTTACTAATGAAAGTAGCACGAGTACCGATTCATTTCAATCGAGATGAATTTCTAACCCCCTTTGACACAATGTTCGATAAGATTGTGCAAAGTCAATTCCCGAACTTCCAAAAAGAATTTGGAATTTCATTCAAACATGGTTCTTTTCCAAAGGTAGATGTGGTTGATTATGACGAATGCGTTGTAATTGTTGCCGAATTGCCCTCAATGACGAAGGAACGTCTCAACATTGATGTAGAGGATGGCATTCTCACTATTAGTGGTGATAAACACCAATTAGAGGATGAAGATGCCCGTTACATTATGAGAGAACTCAAACATTCGTCCTTTAGACGTTCATTTCAGTTAGGTGATAACTTATCTAGTGATGTGAGTGCCAAATTTGAGGATGGTGTACTGAGAATCGAGATTCCGAAGAAGGAACAAGAGGAATCTACCAAGAAACGAATAGATATATTATAACCAGTGCCAATATATGATAACTGTATTATTATACTATATAGTATCTATATATATACTTTAGTATATATAGTTCGTCATATTCAGACACGGTTTTGGCATAATTCGCAGTGTTTCTCGACGGTGGGGTATCGGAAAAAAGCCCTTACCCCACCCGATACACAGGTATAGGGGGGTCTTGGGGGGTATGCCTAAAAATCAGACATGGCTTCTTCCGCTTCACGCACCTTTTGTTGCCATTCTAAGCGTTGTATTTGAGTCTTTCTACCTTTTGGCAATAATTCGACTCCAACTCGTTTTGCCCTACGTCTCCATCTATCTGCTTCCCGTCTTACTTCGAGCTTCCGAGCCTTTTCTTTAACTTCAAAGAGTTCTGCCTTCTTTGTTTTGGGTTTCTTTTTTTCTGGCACAACAGGTCTTTCTGGGATAACGGTAAATTCTGCCTCTTCAATCTCTTCTTTTTCGTAGGGCTTGCTATCTCCTTGGTCGAGGAACTTTTCAAAAGGACTTTGATGGTTATTTACCTCAACTCTTTTTATAAGTTTACCCGAATGCTCAAGTACCAATCGTCCTGCTTGGACATTCCCACTTTCAGCCTCACGAATCATACTATTTAAGATTGATGGCAATTTAGCCCCAAAGGAAACCATATACTTCTGATAGAACACCTCAACAAACTCAGGGTCTCTCAACCAGATGCTTACCGTATTCCTTGTTACACCTGATTCCTGTGCTACTTCTTCCATCTTGGCATTAGGATGCATTGTCATATATTCAATAGCTCGAACCTTTGATGGTTTCCACTTAGCTGGTAATTTTACGCTCATATTTACTCCAATTTGTATAATATAGATGACTTTGACATTATAATACAATAGACTTTAATCTCTCTTAAACATTTCGTGCCTAAATCCACATTAGGCACTACTACTACTATAGCAAGACACAACCTTCTTTCAAATTATTTTTTTCTTCACGCTTTTCTAAGTCTTTCTATAACTTAATTTGCGAGGAGAGGTGGTACACCCACCCTGCTGTAACCTCATCCGCCCCCCTGCCATTCTGTCATTGTGGATAACTTGTGGAAAACTTTAGAGGGGTGAGGAGATGCATACCAACCACTTTACCGCACCCTATTAAATAGGAGTAAAAAAAATAAAAAAAGACTTGACATTAGATAAAAATTGTGTAAATTGAGCCATGAACAAAACACAAAAAAAGGAGAATTAAAATGACATTACTTGAAGCACAGATTTTTTTAATTGGTTTGGCGGTCTTATGTACGGTTGCAATAGTTAAAATAAATAAGGAGAATAAATAATGAATAAATATAAAGTACAAGTTTCGCCTAATGATGATGGAGAAAGATTGGTAGTCTTGACCACAGCCAGAACCATACAACAGGCGGAGAAACAAGTGGCAGACTATTTAGGCTGTCCTATGCGGTCAGTAATGGCAATTAAACTAAAGGAGAATGGAAATGACAAATAAACAAGTGGTGAAAGCGTGGATTCGTGGTGAATATGCCCAGTCCAATAATATGCGAAGTGATGGTGGTTCCCTGTTTTCTTATGAAATGAAAATAGGTCAGACCATGAACAACGGTGAGAAACAGGTCTTAAATGTTCAAAGCCCCTATTTCTACAGTCAGACCACTTCCAAACACGTTGGATTGGCTAAACCATATGCGGATAAGGTTGTAAAGCCTGTCCCTATCCATTCCTATATGTATGGCGGGGGTTGGTACGTTTTCCCATAAAAAACCGACCCTTCGGTCGCACAGCAACGAAGAAAGCCCTGAGTAAAATCGGGGCTTTTTTTGTATCTATTAAGACCCATAATAGATAAAGGATAAAAACGCTCATAAAACGCCCAAATTTAGCCCATAAAAGCCATAAAATAGATTTTTGGCATCAATATACCTTGAACACATTACAAGCCCATAAAAAGGCAATTAGACCCATTAAATGGAAAAGTTAGACAATCCAATCCCTTATTGAGACTGAGTCTCATTAACAATAAGAAAAAATGAGAAAAGCAAGTAAAATTTTATAATTTCTGTTATATTTTCTGTTATAATTTGGATTATATTTTATAAATGAGAATGAATCTCAATAAGAATTTTTGAAAAAGTCAAGCATTATTTTATAATTGAGATTGAGTCTCATTATATTTAAGAGTTTTTATAAAAGTCAAGTAAAAAATTATATTTTTTTCTCTGTCAATCTGTCATTGACAAAATGTCATACCTTATTGAGACTCATTATCAATAAAGGCTATATGTGCTTATTTGGCTCAAAATGGGGGCAAAATCGAACTTTTTTATGTAAGCGATAGTATGTATGCCTAATGCCGAGTTTTGCCCGTGAGCGAAGTTTTACGAGGTTTTAGAGGAGAAAAATCCATTAAATTTGTTAAAATGGAATTAACTCGGCATTAATAAAAAAAAAATAAAAAAAGACTTGACACATATTAAAAATCCATTATAGGTTCTAATAGCCTCAAGAGAGGTGAAATTGCTCATTGACAAAAAGGAGATAAAATGAAGTTGCGAATCAAAAAACAAGTAAGTGGCGGATACCAAGTTATAGACTTAGATAATAGATTAGATTTAGGTTTACTTGGGAAGTCAGATATTCCCATAGAGGTATTTAAGACTAAAGAAGAAGCGGAAAAATACATAATCAAAAAAGGGGAATCGAAATGAAACGCAAAACAGTTAAACAAGTTATTGATGAACTGAAAAAATTTCCTAAAGAAATGGAAATTCAGTTATTATCCACAGTAGAATCAAGCGAAGTGGTCAATAATAGAAAAGACGATGGTCAGATATGGGATTGGAACACATTTTATCATAATGAATGGGAATATAATCAAGAATTTGATGATGTTCTATTCATAGAAGTTAATACAAGATTCCAAGAAAGTTCATCGTCTTGGTAACGGTGTCCTTATAAACAGGGGGGTGAAATTCCCCCCAAAAAATTTTAAAAAAAAGACTTGACAAGTATATATTTATCATTATAAACTTGGATAGTGAAAACAAAGGAGTAAAAAATGAAACACATAAAAGGAAAATGGGAGCTACATCCATCGGTATCTGAAAGCGTTGCGGGATTAACCGTGATAACAAAAGACGGTAATTCAGTAGCGGAAGTATATGGAAGTGATATTGAAGGGCAGAAGTTAGCAAGGCTATTCGCATCAGCACCCGAAATGCTTGAATTACTGAAACAATTACGCTTTGATTTGAGCAAAGACGATTACTATAAAAATCATGTTGCAGATATTGACTCAACAATAGCCAAAGCGGAGAGCAAATGATTGAATCACTAATTATATTATCGGGTTGGATTATGGCAGTTATATTATTCTTTATCTTAATTGCCGTAGATTCCAAAAGAAATATTGCCAATATGAATCTCAAGAGATGGAGAGATTTGGCAATTATGACAGAAAACAAAAGAAAAAGGGAGACAAAATGATGGAAATTAAAGAGGCAATCGAGATTGTCGCAGGATATAAACCTGAAGAAGTAGAGGAAAATTGTGGAACTATTTGGTTTAAGGCAGATAATACTTGGTATTGGATAGCAGTAGAAGAATGCAGTCCAGATGCATTTAAAAAGGAGGAGAAATAAGATGTATATACAAGTAACGGAATCAATTTTTAGGCGTGAATTTGAGAAAATCCGACCAAATCAATTCAGTTATGAGGGATTAGGTGCTTTATTTGAGCATTTAGATTTTGAAGACATTGAATTTGATGTTATTGCGATCTGCTGTGATTATGTGGAATATGAATCAATCGAGGATTATAATTCAGACTATGACGAAGAACATGAATCCCATTGGGACATTACAGAAACGACGGCAATCGAGATTGACGATAAACGGTTTATAATTTGGCAATATTAAAAAGAAAGTGAGGTGGAGTGATGGAGTGTTATGAATGTGATAATAAAGGGTACTTAGAGGCCGTATTAAACACTAAAGATAATGTTATTGAAACCCAAAGATGTGATAATTGCCAAGTGTTTGAAACTGATGAAGATGCAAGAAAGCATCAAGAAAGTGAGGTGGAATGATGAACGATAGATTAAAAGCCCATAAAAAAGGTTTTGATGATGGCTTAGAATATGGAGAAAACAAAAACCCTTACGAAAACAATGGAATGTGCGATGAATGGTGGTTATATGAAAGAGGATATGAAGAAGGTGTGGCTGAATATTGTAGGGAGTTTGAAGGTGAGGTAGAATG